CAGGTACTGTTTCAAGTTTAAACAGTACATATGTTGTTGCATCAGTAACTGCAACTTCAATTACTACTGATACAGATACATCAGTCACTGGTTATTCTGTATATGTAAGCGGTGGTAAAGCAATAAGAACATTAGATTCGAATGGAAAAGCTGTACCTATTCAAAACGTCGCTATTCGCGGTTTGACATTAGGGACAAGCGCCGTTGGAGCTCTATCTGCAAGTATGGTTGCAGTAGTACGCGGTGAAGAACCTGTTGTTTAAAAAATAAAAATGGGGGGTAAATTCCCCCCTTTAATATAGGAGAAAAAAAATGTTAGAAATATGTGAGGAAAAAGCTGATCCTAAAGGATTTTCTAAATTGCCTATTTTAGATACAAATAATCCATCAAAAAAACATACAGAAAAAGAAGAAAAATTTTTGAGAGAGATTGTAGAATATGAATTTATGAATTTAGAAGATCAGGGATATCCATTGACATTTTCTTATGGGGATGCAAAAAACAAAGTTAAAATTACATTGCTTCATTCGGGGAAATATCATCTACCTCGTTTTCTTGCTCGCCATATTGAATCCAAAACATGTCCTATTTGGAAATGGAGACCAAATGGTGCTGGGCAATTAAATAAAGTTATGGATGGGCGTAAATCTCGTTTTCAAATGCGTGAGGTTTATAGTTAAAATGGCAATTTGGAACCTGTTAGAAATTCGTAGAAAAGTTCGTCAAGTGACGGGGAGGTATTCACCTCAAGAGCTTACCAACGATCGTCTTGATGATTATATTAATCAATATTATCAATATACATTTCCAGCTGAGTTAAAATTGGAAAGGTTCCATACTTTCTTTGATTTTCTAACAGTTGCCAACCAACAAAATTATGATGCACCAACAGGATTTGTTAATTTTGAACCTCCTGCTTATGTCGATTTCTTGAATTTATTATGGTATCAAAATCCTGAAGATTTCTATGCAAATAATCCTGTGAAGATAGCTAGAACAATGATTGGAGTGGGAAATGGGATTGTGACAACATTTATATCTGGTGGTCAAACAAATCAACCTGTGCTTCCAGGATCTGCTGTAATAACAGATAATAATGAAGTCTTCGAAGATACAAATACGGTCTGGACAACCGTAGATGTTGCTTTGGTAGGCTCTTTAGGAGGCTCAGGGACTATTAATTATGTTACAGGAGTAGTTAATATTACATTTAATACAGCACCTATTGTAGATGCTCCTATTTGGTATTCAAATATCCAATTTCTTGCTGGTACACCTACTGCTGTTCTATGGTATAACAATCAATTCCAATTTTTCCCTGTTCCTAATACTGCTTATCGTTTTCGTGTAAAAGCTTATGCGGATACACTTGTGTTGAAAGCTGATGGTACGACATTACCGATGTTTGAAAATTCTACAGATAGACCATTATATGATCAATGGGGCCCTACAATTGCTTATGGAGCATCGAGAGATATTCATTCAGACTTTGGTGAGACTGATGCCTATCAAAGAGTAACAGCATTATATAAAGAACAATTAGCTTATGCGCTAAGGAGAACAAACCAAAACCTGCTTAACACTCGTGCAGGACCACATTTTTAGGAGAATATATGAGTACATTTGATCCAACATTTCCACTGAATGCAACTAAAATTCGCGATACACCCGCTGGTATGCAAAATAATTGGAGTGCAATAGAATTAGGAGATTTAACATTCATTCCACAAGTTGTAAATTTTGATAACCGTACTCCAGTTCATGTTCCTCCTATACCAATAGACCCTTCTGCAAATCCTAATACAATTCGAGTATTTAACAAAGAAGATACAAATGGTGATCAACAATTATATGCAATTGATGAAAATAGTGCTGTTTTTCAAATTACATATTTTCCATCAACACCAAGAATATTAGCTTTTGGTGAAGTACCTTTAGCTGGTGGAGCTGTAATAAATGGAATAGGATTAGGTAATGCAACAATAGGAGCTGTAAGTGGTATTAATCCAGCTTATACAATAAAATTTGCTGTTGGTTTTAATCCCCCAAATGATACTTATAGTGTAATTGGAATGCCAGTAAATGATCCTGCATCATTTAGTAATAATAGAATTATAAATATGATTAAAAGTAGTAGGACTACTGTATTAGGAGTAAAACAATTTTCAGTTTCATTACAAGCTAGACCAGAAGATGCATATAAACAAGATACTAACTTTTTTATAATGATTATTGGTACATAATATGACACAACCTATCATGATAGCACCTTTTCAGTCTGGATTAAGAAGGGATTTAGAACCATGGTTAAATCCTCCAGATTCCTTTCAAGAAGCTGTTAATGTTCATGTACACCATGGATTTATTGTAAAAAGGTATGGTTATCAAATATTTGGAAAATTAAAAACTTTAACTTTATTTCAAACAATTACTAATTTATCTAATACAATGCCTATTACAGTTACTGTTGCAGATACGACAGGATATATAGCAGGAGATATAGTCTTTATTTCTGGAGTTTTAGCCCCATTTGATATTTTAAACAATTTATTTTTTACTATATCAAATGTTACAGGAACAACATTTGATTTAGACGGAACAGATGGAACAGCTTTAGGAGCATTTGTTCTTGGGGGAATAGTTCAATTAGTAAGTCTTGATACTGATCGTGTGATGGGAATTTATCGCTATATTATGGCTGATGGTACACAACAATCTTTAGCTTTTAATACGACAAGAGCAAATTTTCTTGATACTGCTTCAATTGTTTCAGATTATAAACCATTGGATGCAGCTCCAATTATGAATGGTGGAGTGGAAGACTTTATTTGGGCAGTGAATTGGGAAAGTACAAATATTGTCAATAGATTATATTTTACAAATGGAAAAGCATTCGATGGTACGTTGAATGGAATACGATATTACGATGGATCAGGGAATTTTACAGTATCATTTACACCAAATTTGAATCCTACAGCAACTAGAAAGTTATATGGAGCAAAGTTATTATTTGTCATAAAACAAAGATTAATTGCATTGAATACTTATGAGAAGATTGATGCTGATATAAAAAATATACCACAAAGAGCTCGTTGGTGTCAGGCACAAGGGCCTTCCAATTGGGATGATATTACACCTGGAGGAGGAGGTTTTGTCGATGCTCCAACGGGTGATCAAATAATTAGTGCAAGACAAATTCAAGATCAATTAATTGTTTTCTTCACAGATAGTGTTTGGACATTGCGTCCGGTACCTGATCCGGCATTGCCATTTCGTTGGGATAAAATAAATAATTTTCGTGCTTGTAATGCCAAAATGGGATCTGTTGGATATGATAGACAAGTTAATGCCTTAGGTCTTCGTGGTATAACTGGAACCGATGGAATGCAAACTCAACGTATTGATGAAGGGATACATTTATTCACACAAAAAGATGTAACAGCTAAAAATTTTGGTAAGGTATTCTGTGAAAGAAATTATCAATTTAAACGCTGGTGGACATTATATAATCGAAGTCCAGTGGAAGGGGAGAGCAATGTTCCTTCAGATGAAAATAATAGCGTATTAATTTTTGATGATGAATCCAAAGCATGGACTACTTATAATCTTGCAATGAATTGTTTGGGATATCAAAATTTATCTAGCAATTATGCTTATCAAGATTTTACAGCAGCAAATGAATTAGATTTTACCTATGAAGATTATGAAGAGGATGAATCCGATTATACTTCTTTTATTTTTCAAGATTCATCTGAAATATTTTGTGGTGGTGATATTTATGGTGTTGTTCATGTTATGGAAGTTGGAGGAACAGATAATGTCAATGGAGAAATTACAGAAATCGATGTATTTTTATTGACAAATGAATGGAATCCATTTATAAAAGATGGTATACAATCTCAATTAGTTTACGTTGATTTTTATTTAGATACCGATGAATTGACTTCTGGTCTTGTTCAATTCTTTAAAGATGATAATGATGATCCTTATACATCTCAGTTGTTTGATTGTTTGCCTCATATTGGATATTTAGGAAGTATTCAGGCAATAACACAAGCAAATCCTGCTCAAGTTACAATTCCAGATCATGGTTTATCTACTGGAGACTTTTTATACATTTATGGTGTTGAAGGAATGACGCAAATTAATGCTTTATCTTATACAATTACTGTTGTTGATGCAAATAATTTTACTTTAGATGGAATAGATTCTACTGCATTCACAGCATATTCATCTGGTGGAGCAATATATGAAAGAGCATTCTATAAAACAAAAGTTTGGAAAAGAATATATTGTGGTGGTACTGGATATGAACATCAAATGTCGATAACTAGTGTTGGACAAAATAGAGCATTGCGTATTCATGCATTTAAACCATATTTTGCTGCTATTGGAACAAGGACTGTGACAACATGACGATTCCAATTAATAATATTTCTCCCCTTTATGGAAAAATTGCAGAAGATGACGATCCAAAAACATACATGAGAGATCTTCTATTTAACATGCAACAAAGAGATCAACAGATTGTTCAAGTTGTCAATGGTGATATAAGAGGAACAAATTATGGTATAGAATTTAGCTATACACCAATAATTAAAGATACGTTAAACGACAGTACTGAATTTACTTATACTACACAATTTGGATTTTCTCTACGACAAGGAGTCATGACAGATATTTGGTTTGACGTTGCATGGAATACACCAACAGGACCAATTACTGGAAAAATGTATATTCAATTACCTTATAAAGTTGCAAGAGCTACAGGAATGCCATTTGTTGGAGTTGCTCAACCTTCTGGATTTGCATTTACTGGAGGGACAAGTTGTGTGATAAATGCAATTCAAGATACAATTCGCGCAGAAGTTTGGAATACAGGAAGTGGATTTACGACAGCTAATCAATCTTCTGTTGCTACTGGAAGAATTATTGGACATGTACGTTATATTGGGCAACAAAACGAAGATGTGGAGATATATACATGACGGAAAAAAGTATTGAAGATCTAAAATGGGTTAGAGCTTTTTCATCAGATATTGTACCTAAATTTCTTATAGAACAAATTAAAAATAAGGACTTTACAGTAGAAGATTTTTATAAATATCAAAATATAAATTGTCTTATTCCTGGAAAAAACGGACCTACATTAAATCCTTTAAATCATCTTTATGTCTTGGCAGATAGTGAAAATATTGTGAAAGGAGTTCTTTGGTTTGTAGTAGATCCTCTATCGAAATGTCTTGTAGTAAATTCGTATTCTGTGGATAAAGAATATTGGGGTAAGGGTGCTATTCAAAAGGCAGCTACGATGCTAAAAGAGATTAAAAGTAAAGCAAATATTGCAAAAGTCTATTGGGTAACAAATTATCCAAAAGCATTTGAAAAACAAGGATTTAAGCGTTCAAAAAATACAATTATGGAATTTATAGGAGAAGAAAATGGCTAAGGGTAGTGGTACAGCAGGGGCTATTGGTGGATTATTAGGGGGAGTTGGTGGATTATTAGGAGGAGCTTTTGGAAATAAAAAAGATTTAATGGGTGGAATGAAAAATGAAGGTAATATCAGCAATTTAACACCAGAACAACAACAAATGTTCAATCAATTGTTAGGAATGTTAGGACCACAAGCAGGAAATATTTTAAGTCAATTTGGTCAAGCTCCTGAAGATGCATTTCAAAAATATTATGCTGAACCTGCCCAACAAGCTTTTTCTGAATATACTGCTCCTGGAATACAACAACGCTTTGTTGACGCTAATGCTGGCGCTTCTAGTGCATTAAATCAAGCTTTATCAAAAGGTGCTTCTGATGTAGCTACAAATATTGGAAGTCAATATGGACAATTCCAACAGCAATATGGAAGTCAGCAGCTCGATGCAGTTAGACAGATTTTAGGTCTAGTGACTGGACAAACATTTACGCCTATGGTTTCTCAATCTCAAGGTCTTCTTGGACCTTTAATTCAAGGTGCTGCTACTTTAGGAGGAGCTTATTTAGGATCTTCCAAAAAAATTAAGAAAAATATCAGATTATATGACAAAGGTATAAATGTTCTTGAAGACATGAAAGTGAATCAATATGAATATATTGAACAATTGGGTGGAGACAAAGGAATTGGGCTTATTGCTGAAGATCTCCCAGAAGATCTGACAAAAGAAATCAATGGAATTCTTCATGTTGACCTATATGCTTTGATGGGATTAATGATAAACTCCATTAAAGATCTAAGTGAAAAAGTGAAAACCTTGGAGTCTGAATTATGCCTCAACCGATAGTCTATCAAAAAGATCAAGGATTAATTCAAGGCATTTTAGGTGGTTCACAAGCACTTGCTAGTGGAATTGGACAATATCAAGAAAATAAAAAACTTGAACAGGAAAGACAAAGACAGTCTGCTGAACAACAAAAACAAAATACGATATTAGGTAATGTTTTAAGTCAATTTTCTCCGGATGCAACACCAATGCAGAAAGCTCAATTGATTATGGGTTCACAATTATCACCAGAAAATAAGAAAATTGCTTTTTCAATAATCGAGCCTGAACTTAAAGAAACCGCAAAAGTTCAAGCAGCAAGTGCAGAAAGAAGAAATATATCCAATTCTTTATTTAATCAAGATAACTATGAAGGTGAATTAAAAGTAAAAACTCCTCAAGGAAATATTGGTGAAAATGAAATTGCTCAATTGATATCTTCACCATTTGAAAGTAATAGAAAATTAGGTGAACATTATCAAAAACAATTAGAAAAAGAAGAAAAAAAAGTTACTGATTTATGGAATTATAAACCAAATCAAAAATTCCTTGAAAACGTAGAAACTGAAGCAAAAGAAGCTGAATTTGGAAATCAAATTGCAGATGAAATTATTAAAATAGCACCAACAGCTAATCCTAAAGATATCCGTACTTTTTTAGCTTCTAGATATGGTGAAAATCTACCATTTTTATTTACACCAGAATCTGCAAGTTTAAAATTGTTAGAAAAATACCAAGCTAAAGGTTTAAGACAAATATTTCAAAGACCTACACAAGCAGAATTTTTCTTTATTAATTCTGCACAAGCACAATTAGGAAAAACACCTGAAGCAAATGTAGCAGTAGCAAATCTACAAAAAAAATTCAATAATATTCCAATTCGAGTAGCTAATATAACTGATCAAGTTATTAAAGAAAATGGAGGTGTACCACCGAGAGATTTAGCAGCAAAAGTAAGAAATAAATCAAAAACAATTCAAGAAGAAAATACTATAGATGCAGCTGCAATTACTTATAAATATGGAACAGGTGATGATAAACAAAAAGCTTATGAATATTTAAAAGAAAAAAATAGTCCTCTTGTCAGAGAAGGTCAGCAATCAGAAAAAAAACCAATTACAAGATCAGATATGCTTAAATTTAAATCATTGTCTGGTGGGAATGTTGAAGAAGCAAAAAGATTAGCTGAAAAAGAAGGTTACGATATAAATAGGATTGTAAATGAATAACACTCAAAATAATTTATCATTTGATGATTTATTTAATCAAGTACAAGTAGAAGATAAAAATAATTCCCAACAAAATCTTAATAATACTGTTCAACAATCTGCACAAATAAGACAGGAAAAACCTGATATATTCAAAGAAGAATTTGAAAAAACCAAAGAAGAAAAAGAAACTACATTTGGGGATATAAAAAATTCAGTAAAAGAATTTGGTAAAGAATTTGGTGTAGAAGGGTTAAGTGAATTAATTGCAACACCTAAAAATGTTGCTGATTTTATTGATTTTGGTTCTAATTGGCTTGCGCAAAAAGGTCTTGAAGAAAAAATCAAAAAAGGGGAAAAAATAAATCCAGAAGATGTTAAATTTACTCAGAGTGTCTTAGATATTTTAGGATTTCCAAAACGTGCTTTAGACTATGTAAAATATCCTTCAACAGAGCAGGTTTCAGAAACAATTAGAGAATTTGGAAAATCAAAAGGATATGATTTAGAAAAACCAAAAGAGCCAACATTAGCTCAGCAACGTGGAGAAACTATAGGTCAATTTGCTGGAGGAGCTGCATTTGGAGGACCAAGAAAACTTATTCAACGGATGATTATGGGTTCAATAGCTGGTGCAGGAGCTCAAACAGGAAAAGAATTAGAATTAGGAAAAGGTGGTGAATTAGGATTAGCATTTGCTCTTCCTGTGATGCTTCAATTAGGTTCTCAAATTAAATCTGGTAAATTTACACCTTCCACAAAAGAATTGCAACAACTGAAAGATTTTGGAAGAAATGTATTAGGTTTAACTGAAGAAGAAATTACGCCATTGCTTCAAACAGAAAAAAAAATTGCTAGTTTAGGAAAAATAGCTAAACCGACAGAAAAAGTATTAGAACAATTGGCAGGAGCAGAAACTAAATTAGGAAAAGGCTATGAAAAATTAAGAGCAGAAGCAATAAAATTACCTCCTGCGGATGGAAGAGAAGTAAATAAGTTATTGGATTCATTTGAAAAAACATCTGAAAAATTAAAATTATCTGATTTTCCAAGTACAGAAAAAGTTCAGGTAATCGATAAAATTGAAAAAGCTGCTGAAAAGATATCTAAAGAAGGAATCACCGCTGCAGGTGTCATCGAATCTTATCAAGATATTAATAAAACGGTCGATTGGCATAAAGTTAGAGGTGGTAAAAAAGAACTTGCCGAAATTCAAAAGTCATATAAAGAAATATTGCAAAATATTGATCCAAAAGTTGCACATGATTTCAATAAAATAAATGAATTATATTCTAAATTCAAAAATATTGAGTCTGCAATAAATTCAAATCAATATAAAAACTTTGTTGATTATGGAAAATATGCAGCTTTTTTAGGAGTAGTGGGAAAATCAGCTATGTCTGGAGATATAACAACTATAGCACAATCTACAGGAGTATATTTAGGCTATGAACTTTCAAGAAAATTTGCCACTAAATTATTGACTGATCCAAAATATCAAAATATTTTGATAAAATCTACAAATGCAGTTAAAAATGGTAGTAGAGCTGCAGGAGTAAGAAGTTTCAATGAATTTGCAGAACAACTTTCAAAAGATTTTCCTGATGATGCAAAGAAAGTCGATTGGAAAGATATGGCAAAAGATGCTATTCTTAATCGAAAATAGACCAATAAAATAAAGGTACAAAAAATCCAGTAATAAAACATAATAATATTGATTCCATAACATTCTCCTTTATAAGTTCCTTGTGCTTCTAATAAATCTTGATTTTTGCTGAACTGGAGGAATTTCATCAATCAGTTCATATAGCTCTTTTATCGATTCATTTAACTTTTCACCCTGCTTTTCGATGCTATAGTCAATCTTCATAAGCAAAGAAAAGCAGATGACGTTCACTGACAAGAGCAGCAAAATATTACCGTTTTTTTCAATCCAATTTGGTTTTTTCATTTTTTTTCGTTATTATATGAATTAAACATTATTTTAAAACATTCATTTAAACTTTCTTCTAATTTACAAATTTTTTCATTTTGTCTTATAATTTCATCAGTTAATCTAACTTCTAATTCATGTTTTACAGCCATTTTACCTATAACCTTTATTTCTGGTTCTAATTCCCATAAATGTAGATGTATTCGATCTAAGCTTTTTTGTATATCATTTTTTTCATTATAACATTTGAATGAAAATATTAACAAAATAAAACATGTACAACTTATAAATGTATTATATATAATATTAATATTCATTTATTTTCTCCTTATTTTTTCAACATTTCTATTATTACACCATACAATTGGTCCATTCTTCGATGAGCTACTTGGATTTCCGATTGATGTTTTTCAACATTTAATATAAGTGATTTTACATCTAATGATATATGGTCAATTTTATTTTCTAATTTGCTCTCAATAATATTGAACATCCAATAATTGAAAGCACATAAACCACCTAAAATTGCAGCACATGCTATCATTCCTTCATAATATAATTGCATATTTCCTCCTCAAGTTTGGTTATACGTCTTTATGTACAAAAGTATAGCCTGCTGGACAATATTTGTCATCGTAATTCCTCTCATAGCAGATTCCATCTTTAATTTCTTATGTTCTTCTGTTGTGAGACGTATTGTCAAGGCTCTTGTCTTTTTCATGTACATCATTATATACGATTCGTGATTTATATTGCAAGTAAAAAGAATTAGTTGATATGAAAAGATTAATTAAATGGGAGGGTCAACATGGCCAAAATTACTAGATCACCTGGGATAGAAAAAGCGTTCGATGACGTATTCCCAGTACCAGTGGTTGCTACAAG